GCATGATTGGCTCGAAACGAGGGTCCATGATGTAGTTAGGCGTAGGCATCTTGCGGAGAGTATACTCCCCACCATAGAACGTCTCGAAATCGAGGATCAGCAGCGGCACTATTCGCCCCTATTCCAGCGCGGCCATTTCGGCGAGTTTTCGTTGCGCACGCCGCCCCACCCCATGAGATACGCTGCCCCACAGAGGGCGCTCAAGAGAATGGTGGCGGCGAGGATAGGGAGTAACATGGGGGCCTAGAGGTTGAACGTCACAGTGTCGGTCTCAGCATTGATTGTGATCCCCTCCCGCATAATCTTGCACGGAACGAATGTCAACCAGAGCTTGTCGCGGTTCCGCGCCATCAGGGTGTCAGGCATCAGGGCGGCACCGGCCACCACTGCCGCCGTGTCCCGGATCATTTGGAGCATGCTCCCGATCTCAGGCGGTTCGGCATACCGGCTGGCACCGCCTGCGACTTCCTGCAACGCGTTGCTACCGGGACATAGTTTCAGGGCGGATGGCCAATAGTGCCGGATTGCACCGGGTGTCGCATTGCGGTTCATCCAACGCAGCACGTACTTCACCGCTTCGTATTTCAGGTAGATGCCGCGGATTTCCTCGATCGTATGGAGCAACCTTGTCGCACTCGGCTGCAGGGCGTAGCACGCCTCTTCAATCGTCGGCACATGGGTATCGTCATAGTCGATACCAAGATGGACGCCGGCGGCGATGGTCTCATAGGTCTCGAAGGATCGCCGGGGTTGAATGATGCCCTTTGCGGCGATAGCGCAGTCAATCGTTGCCTGCGGGAAGATCATCTGCAGCGTTGGCGTGAACTCCGGCTTCCATGGCACCGCCATGTTGGCGTGCCTCAGCGCCAATTGCGTCAAGCGATTACAAGCGGCATGTACCTCACCGTCACCGATGCTCTCACGCTCGCCGACACCTACGCTCTGTCTCGACCTTGTATTCCAATCAACACGTCTACCCATGTGGTGGTTCTCCTTTCCATATCTCGACAAGCCGGGGATCGGCTCGCGCCTTATCTGCAGCCATTGCCTTTACCCACTCGTTTTTCCACCGCCAGCGGCGGAGCCACGCTTCGTCTGTGCCGGGGTGAACCGACATACGGTAGGCGGCTAACCGGGCTTTGCGTGCCCGGTCCCATGCGTTACCGTCGCGGTAACTCACGCCGCTTGCGGGTTGATATGCACGACGTCCCCGAACGGGTATTCGACGTCGTTGGTTGTGCTCGCCCAGATCATCAGGAAGTCCGGCTGTGCCTCCGGGAATGTGACATAACCATCTGTCAAAGCGATCATGATCTCCGGGCGATCAGTCTGCCCGTCGATCCAGTCCAGCACCGGGTGCATGTCCGTGCCACCGCCGCCGATGTCGTCGCCATCGATGTCAGCACGCATGTGCTCCATGTCGGCGACTTCCTCTAGCTCGTCGACACGATGGATCGCCGCGTCACACCAGCAGATGGTGAGCCGCTTGGGCTGGCAGGTCTCCATGATCTCGGTGAGTTCCGCCATGTAGCGGCAAAGCTCGTCTTGTCCGATCGAACCAGAGGTATCAGCCCAGACCACCACCCAGCCGGCGCCGTTGCCAGAGCGTGACGGCATATACAGGTCGCGGGTGATGAACCTGCGGTCCGGCTTGCGCCAGTTGTACGAGCCAGAGCCAACCTTGCGGTTGAAGATGCCACGGATATGGTCGGTCCACGGCACGACAGGGTTCAGTATCTGGTTGAAGAACCGCTGCAGGGCGTGCGCCATCTTACCTTGCGTTCGCAGGGCTTCCATCTGGTGCGCCGCTGCGGTCTCGACAGCCCATTGTGCCGGGTTGTGCGCTGCGTTGGCCTGCGCGGGCGACTGACCAGTGCTTGCACCGGGCTGCAAAACCCAGCCGGGCAGGTTGCCGGGCACGATGCGACCATCGGCTTCCGCGTCGTCGTATATCTTCTTGTAGATGTCGACCACGCTCTCGTCTGCCTTGCCGACTTCCGGGTTGAGGCAGACGCCCTTGATCGGGGTGCCGATCCGGCTGTCCTGCAGCAACGCGTTGATGCGGTAGTCCATTGAGTGCTGCATCATCTCGTTGATGAACGGTCGCGTCGTGCCATCGCTCATGGGCACCACACCAGCCTGCCCGCAACGGTGCAGGAACTGCACGTCATTGAACACGTTGTGAACGATCTCATGCCCGATAGCGAACACCCGCTCGGGCAGGCTCAGCTTGAAAAACGTATCGGGGTTGATGATGATGTTGCGGCCATCGGTTGCGGCGATGGGCACCTTGCGGGACGGCACGGCGGCGATCTCGCCGCGGTTGTTAGTCAGCAGCTTGTAGAACAGATGCCGAAAGCCGGGGCAGGTCCACGTCATCAGGGACATGGTGTCGCCCCATTGCGCTTTCTGTTGTGGCGTCAGGGCTTCGGCCTCGATGGTTGTTGGCAATGCGTCTAAGGGCGCGGTCGTTGGGGCGGCCATAAAGTTTGCTCCTTTCAGCTTTGAGATAGTGTAACCACGTATCGTTCCACCACTGGTAGGCCCGCAGTTGATCTAGCGGGGCGTTTAGCGGTGCAGCTTGGATCACCCCGCCAAGGGGCGAGCCGGGCGGTATGAACCCGCGGGATCGAACGCGTTCCTTGTGGCGATGTATTGCAGCGGTAACTAACTTGCGCTGCCGAACACGTTCGTTCTGCATTCTAACATCGCAGCGTCGATCCCAACGCGTCATTTGAAGGCTGCCAGTAGCTCGTCCGACACAGGCGTCGGAGCATCGCTATCGTCACCATCGACAGCGATGCTGTCAAGGCCGCTCTGGATCGTGTCCGGGATCACCTCGATCTCTTCACGTCCCGAATACCAGTCATCGCTGAATGCGGCGATTGTTGGCTTCTGGCTGTCCTTGAGCATGGACGCCTTCGCAAAGACGTGCTGTGCGGCCTGCTTGACTGCCGTGCGCATCGCCTCGTTCTTGCCGTTGTCGTCATAGTCGACGCGTAACTCAATCGTGAATTGTCGTTGCATTGTGTCGCTCTCCTTTCGTTGGTGCCAAACCATACTCCAATCGACCAGCCTCTGTAGCTGCTCCATTGGACCGGAGAATGCCCTGATATACGGCCAAATGTTATCGGGCATTCTGCGATCCAATTCAAGTTACCGTGACGGTAACGGCGGGCGCCGTGAAGTTTGCCGCTAACACGCGCCCGCCGCCTCGCTTAGTTGCTCAGCGAAGAGATAACGCTGATCAACGCTGCGTTCTTGTTGATCCACGCCGACATGGCAGGCTCGTTGAAGAAGGCCATGTAATCCCGCCGCAGCAGCGCCGAGATATACGTGACACCCATGTCCTTGGCCACCTTTTCGAGGCGCTGGATGTAGGTGATGCACGCCGGCAGGTCCGCCGCCTGCGTGTACGCTGCCAACTCATAGGCCATCAGCATCTGCAGGTCGGCGCGTGTCGGGACCGGCGTGTTCTGCGGGTCGCCAATGATGTCGGCATAGCTCGGCAGTTCAAGCCTGAACTGCAGATGGTTGATGATGCTCTGCGCAGCGGGCATCCCGATGGTACCAGCAATGGTGCTCATCGATACGGCATCCACTTCTTGGTTGCCCTGCTCTTGGAACGCCACTTGCAGGTAGCGATCAGTCGAGCAGACTTGCCGCGGATTGCACCACGGTCCCTGCTCTTTCGGCTCAGCCTCAAACACGATCTGCGGGTTGGTCGCTGCCCATGCCTTGATCACCGGCATGGTCTGCCACTGGACGCCCTGATGTTCGTAAGGCTTATCCAGATGGGTCAGCAGCACGTCGATGTCGCCGTCGATCTCCAACAGTGTGCGGCGAGCGATACAGAAGTCGAAGTCTTTCGACACACCGTAACGCACACCCTTGTTGGTGGCCGCGATGCGCACGCTGCCGGGCGGCAGGTACCACGGCGAGGTGCCACCATTCAGGAAGATTTCAGCGAGCGCCCGCTTGACGTCGCCTTCGCCCTGCCCATACTCGTCAATGAACAGGAAGAACCGATCGTACATGAACGCCGGCTTGCCTTCGGTCGAGATGTACCAGAGCGGCACGCTCGGGTCGGTCACCGTGATCTTGCGCGTTTCACCGCCATTCATGGCGAACTCGCGATCGCCCTTGAACTGGTAGCCGATCAGGTCGGGCGGGGTTTGGGTTGCGGCGAAGATCACGCCGAAACCCCAGCTAATGCCTTTCGCAGCATCACGCGCTTTGATCTTCTCGAACATGCGATAGACCGTTTGGCTCTTGCCGATGCCGGATGGCGACGACAACATGACAGCC